CACGGTAGATTTCCTCACAAAAAAGCGAGTGAAAAACCAGGGCATCGTTCAGCAGTATTACATACAGGACAACCATGAAGCGATTATCCCAAAAGAGCTTTATTACCGGGTACAGGAGGAAAAGGCCAGGAGGGCAAGCCTGTGCAAATCTGCGGCAACAAGGCGGGCTAAAAAAGAGCAAAGCAAGTATAGCTCGAAATACTCTCTATCCGACATCATGATCTGTAAGGAATGCGGGAAGCCGTACCGCAGACAGGTTTGGTCCAAAAACGGACAGAAAAGCGCCGTATGGCGTTGCGAAAATCGCCTGAAAAACGGGACCAAGTACTGCAAGCACTCTCCCACATTGAAAGAGGATGTTCTGAATGAAGCAATTATGACAGCTATTAACAGCGTCGTTGAAAACCGGGGTGATTTTGTAGGCGCCTTCCGGGAAAACGTGATACAGGTAATCGGGAGTTATTCTACCAAGAATGTAACCACCGAATATGACGAACAGATCACAAAACTGCAAGGTGAAATGCTGACTCTGATTGAGGAAAACGCAAAGATGGGTTCGATCACCGATGATTTTGACGAACAGTATCAAAGGATTGCGGAGCAGATCAAGGAGTTCAAGCAAAAGAAACTGGATAGCATCCGGGAACAAAAACGGGCCACGAATTTTCAACAGCGGGTCAGCGATATGGATACCTGCCTGAAAAAAGTATCCTGCGCAGTACATGAGTTTGATGACGATCTGGTGCGCAGGCTTCTGCAAGGCGTCAAGGTTATTAACGAGGATACACTCGAAATTCAGTTTAAATCAGGTATCGTCATGAAGCAAAGCGTATCCTACTATGATTAAAATTAAATGTCCAACATAATGACAGGAACGGTAAACAACCCGTTCCTGCTTTTTGTTTACACCCTATGATAACAACGCTCCCCGGCGTGGGCGGCGCCACGCGCGCACGGCGCGAATGGCAGAGTTTCCTCCGGGGTATGATATTTTGTAGGGATTTATCCGGCAATGCGATCTGAGAACATCACGCTGAGATGGCTGAGAACCCTGTCCCAGTTTCGACACCGCACCGTCCAATTTTCGACGTTTGCCGATCTTTTTTGTATCCAAAAGGCTTATCAATACCTCCTCCTCCAAAAATAATCAAGAGGCCCGAGGGACCTCTTAATACTGACTAAATAATGCGTCGTGTTATATTATTCATCTTTTGTATGGGCACGCTAATAATAGCCTTTTTATTTGGAGGATGCAATGCCTGGATACATTTATTACACTATACTATCGGTTTTCGGAATAGCCCTAGCTATTTTTGTTATATTCAAAAGCAAAGAACGTATGAAACTACTTCTGTTCTTTTTCTTTGCAGCAGTACTTGCCGACTGTGGAGAAGTGCTAGTATTGGTTTTGCTTAATAGCTACAAATATAAACCGGGGTTATTTACTGATCCGTTCTGCGAGGATGTTTTTGGGCACATATTACCAAATAGTACACTTTGGCCTGCAACCGCAGTTCTCGTGGCCTCATACTCGTTTCGTTATTGGTGGATATTTGTCATCACTTTTGTATACGTGCTTTTAGATGTTCTTTTTGTTCGTTTAGGAATCTATGAACACTACTGGTGGAGAACCTGGATGACCGGGATCGCTATTTTTGCATACTGTATTCTTATGCGTTTCTGGTATAAAAGACTCGAGGACATTAGATTTGTTATTTTTAGATTTATAACATTTTCTTTCGTATTATTGGCATTTACTTTCCTTCCATTCGTGCCACTTCTGCTCACCGGAAAACAATTCTATGTTACTGGTATTTTCGATAACATTTATAAAGATAGTGTTGTCTTCGCATTCTTTTATCACTTGTTAATCACACCAATTTGTACGGTAATAATATGCAACTCCACCAGATGGTATTTGAAGCTGACCTCATTGCCCATTTTTATTATTGGTGACTGGATATTCTATCTTGTTGGTATCTTGCGTTTTTCGAATGGTTGGAGCATTTATTATTATCTTATGGTTGAAGCAATTAGCATTATTTTATATATTGTTCTAGAGAAAAATTACAGATTTAAACCTACGCTAAAGTATAGTCCCTAGATAACCGGTATCCTATCATTACATTAGGATTATATGTATAGCTTACCGCCTTTCGCAGAACATCGACATCAAAACCCGCATAGTGGCAGGAACGGTAAAAATTCCGCTCCTGCTTTTTGGTTAGGCCCTATTTTTTCTTGAATACACAAGTCGTTCGGCTTCCTGCGGGTGCTTGACGGGTAGAGGAACAACAATAAGTTTAATTTGTAAATTTTGGGGGAAAATACGTATTTTTGTAGAATCATCTGGATTCCCTTGTTATAATGACCTTATATTTTTTGAGAAAGGAGCCTTCCCATGGAGAGAACTGAACTCATAAAAACTTGTACTGGTCCACCAGATGATATGACTTCCTCTGCAAAGTCGCATTTCAAAAACGGCACCTTTACGATTGTATCAAGAGTCGCATATTTGATCGGCGTACCGTTGCGGATATTTGAAAACGAGTATGAACCGCCGAAGCTTTATATTTTCCAAGAGCTTGAGCGGGATAAAGGCGCTCGGATTGTCCGCAATCTCTGCCGGCTGAGAACGGCCATTGAACTGAACTTCAAAGCGATCAACACACTGATGACTCAAGATTACAAAGGTCTATACTCAATTCCCGAACTTGTACCAATTGAATGTATCGACCAGCTCTCTGCGGACGGCATCTCAATAACAAAGTCAAATCGAACACTTATCCAATATATTATTGAAATCAATAGATTGCTATCAGACCGTATAAACAACTGTAAGGAGGTTTTCCCGATATGGATTAACTGGACATATATCCGTGATATTTTTATTATGCCTGATGGATTAGACGAAACGGGAGCCGCAGACGCTGCTGCCGTGTATTATGAGTATAAACGATACTACCCATACCAAATGTATATCAACTGGCCTCCCTCCGACGAAGGGAATATTCTGTACTGCGACAAAAAATTCGTAACGCTTCTTTATCAATGGCATAGGGATAAGTTTACCGATTACAGTAAAGTATCTGACGCCGGTGATGCAACCAAGGGCGGGATTTATGATTTCCTACAGGACAGCGAAAAAACCGTTATTGTAGTTGATTGTGAGAACTCCGATCCGTACAAGCTCTGCGCCACCCTTCGAAATCTGGATGAACACGCCATGAATAAAATCGTGAAGATCATTCTGTACGATGATGTCCACAGCGCCAGTGCTTGGAGTATACTTGGAACCTATATCAAAACGCCTGTAGAACATATTTTGATTGAGCGGGTGAAGCAAAACAAATCGCTTGTGGATATTCGGCTGACGGGCGGCGCGTTTCGGGAGTTCTATCAAAACAAAGTAGATTCCTTCATCATCGCATCCAGCGACTCGGATTATTGGGGTCTGATTTCGTCCCTCCCCGAAGCCAGATTTTTAGTAATGTTGGAACATGGAAAGTGTGGCCCTGACATTAAGGCCGCCCTCACAAGCTCCGGTATATTCTATTGCTATCTGGATGACTTTTACTCTGGCAACGCCAACGACCTGAAACTGAACGCCTTGATCCGTGAAGTTTATCGCTACCTGGATCGTTCCTTCCGTCTCAATGTAAACGACATGATGGAGGAAGCATACCGCACCACAAGAGCAGAAATGTCGGACGCTGAGAAACAGCAGTTTTTTAATAAGTACATAAAACCTATGCACTTGGTGATCGACAAAGACGGAAATGTAAGCATTGAGCTGAAAAGCAAGTGATATTTGCTCACCATAATCCGATTTGGGAGGTTTGATAATGAATAAATACATCGTGTACCGTTTGCTTGGTGACAAAGATGAACCGAATCGAAAGAAGGAGCTGGTTGCCGTTGAATATGGAAAAAGTATCAGAGATGTAACGCCTGCAATCATTAGGGATGTTAACGCGGACCTTGCCGCAATGCCGGAATACAAAGACTGCAGAACGGCAGCATATGAGCCGTTAGAAACTTGCCGGGATCAGAACCGTTATCCAATGCTGGGTGTTGTTATGCCGCCCAAAGCCGATGAAAATATCGTGATCGACTTTGAAATTGAAGAAAATTCGGTTCAGCCGAAGGACAATCTGCTCTTTTAAACTGTGGATAGTAGGCAAATGCAAGGACTGATATAGAAGTTAACGCGGCAATCTATAACCTAACAAATTAATATCAGCATTATCACTGAGGCAGGAATGGTTAAATCCGTTCCTGTCTTTTTATTCTTAAAAACTGGAGGCAGATGAAAGATGATACAAACAACTCTATCTAACCCCAAACGTTTAGACCTGCCGTCCGTGCAGGTCTGTTTTCCGATTTCAGGATATAAAGAAATTTACACGAAGCTGGAAGCCATCGGAATCGGAAGTGTCCTGGAACGCGATTGCTGCGTTACGGAAATAAGTGGCAGTTATTCGATCCTCAAGAGGCTTGAAAATGCGGCTGTTAATGTGGATGAGCTGGATTATCTCGCAAAGCGTCTAGAGAGCTTCGACCGAAATGAGCTTGCCAAATTCCAAGGTGTTGCCGCCATCAATAGCTACTCAGATATGACCGACCTTATCAACCTGACCTTTTGTTGTCAAGAAGCGACGGTCGTGCGAGATTTCACCGACTTGGGAAAAATCGGACGGGAGCGTTACATGGATCTCCATGGAGGCATAACCGAGGATGAACTCAAAAAAGTGGATTTTCAGAAAACAGCGCTTTCTCTTTTATTGAATGAGACAGGACAGGTTACACCCTACGGTGTTGTTTATGAAAATTGCATGTACATGGATCAACTATATAAAGGGAAGGCTTTCCCCGATTACGACTACAGTGGAGAATCGATTATAACCGTAGCGATTACGAACCGTAATGAGCCGGAAACTTCAGAATCAATCACATGGCTTTATTTGCCGATGGAGGATTGTTGCATCGAGCGGGCTATGCTTCGCGCCGGCATCAATACATTCGAGGATATACGATGGAAGGTTCAGTCGAGCGAGCTGCCGCCTGAACTGGGCTTGCTTCACTCTGCTGGAACGGAGCAGCTCCGGGATTTGAATGTGCTTTCTGCTAAGTATCAGATACTGGATGATGTCGGCCGTCAGATGCTTGTAGCTGTTGTTCAGATGACATCCCCATCAACTCTATCAGAAGCAATGAACCTCATCGAGCAGCTTGGCCTATTTGATTTCGTCCCTGGTGTATCCACACCTGAAGAATACGGCAGACATATGATTATGGAGTCCGGTCACTTTAACTATGACGGTGAGTTGGACGAGTTCTACGATTTCAAAAAATATGGGAACTGGAGAATCAGCAATGAACACGGGCAGTTTGTCCCTGGCGGCTATATCAGCTACCACGGTTTCATATCCATTGAAGAAGTGATGGCCGGAAGTGAAACTGAGCGTATGGGCATGACCATGGGAGGAATGTGAAGCGACAATCTGAATTACTAAAAAATTATAAGGAGGCATCGAATATGGATAACAAGAATTTGCAAGCGGCGTTTATTGAACGTCTGAATAAACTGCTTCCAACTGTGGACTTTGCAAAACTTGATACGTCTTGCAATTCAGTTGATGATAGCTACGCCAAAGATATACTAAAGCAAATGCATGAATCGTTTGTTGAAGTTTATGGCACAGATAATCTTGATAGCGGTTACGAATTTGTTGAACTTCCCGCTGTTATACAAGGACGCAATACCGGCCACATTGGACTCGGTATCGTGACTCTTGATCTGGAGTCTTCCGGTGAACATTGGGGAACATTCTTTTTAACGCCGAGAGGTGTGATCGACCAAGGCACTGAGAAAATGTCCAAAGCTGATTCCCAATATTTAAACAAGACATATATACCCTATGATTATTGGTACACAATTTCAGTAGAACGTGATCATCATGTAGACTTTGACAATATACCTGAAAAAGTAGCGGACATGCTGAATGTATACTATCCAGATCAACCTGAACTAAAAATGGAGTAAGTAAGCCGCATAAATCTGAAAAAGCGGCGTGAAGTATGAGCATCCATCCAGGGGCATTCATTTAAAGTCTGGCAATTTGTTGCCGCGCAGATAAATTACTTCAATATGGAAACAAACAGTTGTATAATGATTTTACAGGAGGGATGGCACATGGCAAATCAAATATTTGTGAACGGTACGCAAATTGCCGTGACTACAATTGAAGATAAGGATTACATATCCTTGACTGATATGCTCAAAGCAAAAGATGGCGAATTTTTTATTTCAGATTGGCTTCGCAATCGAAATACTGTTGAATTTTTAGGCATATGGGAACAGATACATAACTCTGATTTTAATTATGGCGAATTCGCCACAATTAGGAGCCAGGCTGGTTTGAACAGCTATAAGATCAGTGTCAAAGAATGGGTTGCAAAAACAAATGCAATCGGCTTGAGAGCAACGGCCGGACGTTATGGCGGAACATATGCCTACAAAGACATCGCATTTGAATTTGGAATGTGGATCAGTCCCGAATTCAAAATTTATTTAATCAAAGAATTTGAAAGACTCAAGGCCGAGGAACAGCGGCAGTTGGGTTGGGATATTAAGCGCAATCTTGCAAAAATCAATTACCGCATCCATACGGATGCCATTAAGGAAAACCTAATCCCCGCGGAGCTTACGCCGCAGCAGGTTAACCAAGTTTATGCCAGCGAAGCGGATGTGCTCAATGTTGCCCTGTTTGGTATGACCGCAAAGCAGTGGCGCGACGCAAATCCAGACCTGAAGGGTAACATCCGTGATTACGCCAACGTCTCACAGCTTGTCTGCCTTTCCAATATGGAAAACCTAAACGCCGTGTTTATCGGAGATGGGATTCCGCAGGGTGAACGACTGAAAAAGCTCAACACTATTGCCATCAGCCAGATGAAGTTGCTGACGGAGGATCATAGGGTGAGCACGCTGAACAAAAAGCCGTCTGCCCTTCTCACCGAAAACGGAGGTGAAGAAAAATAGGAAAGAAAAAAATGCAGGGCCACTTCTGCAAAGTATGCGGGCAGCGAAAATCCAATGAGAGCTTCTCCGGCAAGGGCCATGCCAATCATATCTGTAAAGCCTGCTCCCGCTTATCCCCTTCGGAACAGGCTGAATCCATGACGATAAACCGCTTGATGGATTTACCCTTTCGGCGTCTGACTGAAAATGAACTGAACTGGCTGAAGAATCGTATGAAGGATTCCCGTGAGGAAGTCCGAACACTGGCGCAAGAAATTTATAAGCAGCATTTTCCCCATGCTGAGCTGAATAACCAAAAAAAGCAGCTTAACATCAAAGAACTGGAGTTTATGGTAAACGCCAGTGTTTGGGATGAGTACGGAGATGAAATTTCTGTCAGATGCCGTTTTCATTTACAGAGATCGAAGCCGCTGATTTCTATGCAAACGCTGGATAGTTCGGCGAAATCGGTCACTGTTGAATTGCTAAAGGGTGAGTTTAATAAGCTTCTGAAATCCTTAATCCATTATTATGAGATTTTTTGCTGGGATCAGGATTACCGATCCAGCGAAGGTCATTATGTAAATGATGATTTTGATTTGGATGATCAATCCTATCAGGACAATCTTATTGTTGAAGAGGAAGCTTCCGAAGAAAGCGATCCCACATGGCGCGTATCTATAAAATATTGCAATAACACTGAGCAGAATATCAAGGGGACGCATGAGTACCTTCCCGATAAGGTCGAGGAACTTTATTGGAATCTGTTTGAATATTTTTATGAAGATGAGGAAACAGAAAATTGTAACGAATAAAGCCTTCAAACATCGAGATTTGAGGGTTTTATTGCTTACAATTTTGGAGTAATAAAATCAAAAGTGTTAAGCAATGTACTTCTCTGATGTCATTAGAAAAATCTGCGACGTGCAATCTGAAAAAATGGGTTCCGCTTTGCCCAAAAAAATCGAATCTGAGGGGCGGTTTTTTCATGAAGATACCTGTCCTCCAAGGGGGTACCAGCTTTAAGCGGCATCTTTTTTGACCGTTCAAGGCACATCGAGTGCGTAGTTTCCATCAACAGAAAACACAGCCCATAAAGCCTTGCAGTGCAAGGTTTTATGAACTTTTGGGAGAAATTGGATATGTTTCCGTGGGCGGGGGGAGAAAACACCTGATTTAAAGAAGTAGTAATATTGTTGTGATAAAATTAAAGCGAAATTGTTTTATCGATATACATGGGGGTGTTAAATAGAATGAGTAAAAATGTTCTTATCCAAGAATACCAAAATGAGGTCGAAATACCTGTATATATCTCGGTAAGTAGAGTAGGTAAGAATTTGATTAAACGCATGCTTAAAGGAAAAGATGTTATTAAAAATAGACTATCTCCTAGTACACAATATGGTCCGAATACTTTTATTGCTTTTAGTAAAAATGGAGAAGAGTATATTTTTACTAATAAGAAGGATTTTTGCGAGGTAAGTGCATTTGGAAATAAGAATGTTATTGAAATCAAGAGCGGTTATCGAATGAAAAATGGTTATTTATATCTTACTCCTAAGGCAAAACTTAAGTGGATTAGAAGTGATAATGAATATTTAAACTGCGAAGAAATTTCTACAACATGGGAAGGCAAGTTTAATTTTATAAGCCTTTATCGAGGAACTTGGCACGAAATACAACATCAAAGAAATTGCCTTTGACCGCTGGGGAGCGGTCCAGATGGTGCAGAACCTTGAGGGCATGGGCTTTACGGTAGTGCCCTTCGGACAGGGGTATAAGGATATGTCGCCGCCTACCAAGGAACTTATGAAGCTGGTACTGGAAGGGAAAATCGCCCATGCCGGAAACCCGGTGCTGCGCTGGATGATGGACAATATCCATGTGAAAACCGATCCGGCAGGGAATATCAAGCCGGATAAAGAGAAAAGCACCGAGCGGATTGACGGTGCTGTAGCCCTGATTATGGCCTTGGATAGGGCTTTACGGCATGAAGGCAGCGGTTCGGTTTATGATTCAAGAGGCATTCTGGTTTTGTAATTTTTATGGTCAAGTAAATAATATAATTGATTTAAGGATATAATTATGGTACAATAAAGCCACAAAAGGGGTTGGTTATTGTGCCTAAGATAATTCCAATTCGTGATTTAAAAAAAACAAGTGAGATTTCACAAATGTGTCACGCTTCCGATGAGCCTATTTTCATAACTAAAAACGGATATGGCGATATGGTCATCATGAGCATGAAAATGTACGAGGAAAAGATGTTCATGTCAGATGTCCACCGCAAATTGAAGGCTGCCGAGGAACAATTGGCGGAAGGGAAAATACTTGACGGAGATGCTTCTCTGAAGAGTATAAGAGAAAAATACAATGTATAAATTGATTGTCACAGAACTTGCTCACCAGGATTTGGACAATATCGTTTCATACATTGCCGTTAAATTGGCAAATCCAACAGCTGCATCCGATTTTCTTAACGAGGTTGATAAGTGTTACGGCTATCTAAAAAGCAATCCGCTGATGTATTCCAAGTGTCAAGACAGCCGATTGGAAAAAGAGGGTTATCGCAAGGCTGTCGTAAAAAACTATATCATCGTCTACAAAGTGGATGAAACTGCTAAAAAAGTAAGCATTCTGCGTTTCTTTTACGGCGCTCAAGACTATGCCAAATTGATATAAGTAAAATATGAAAAAGCACTTCTTCGGAGGTGCTTTTTCATGCCCGAAAAGAGGGAGGTGAATCCTTGAAAATACCCTTCCTGACAAAAATATTTAAAAAAAGAAATGCGAGCCTTGATGCTAAAATCAGGGCTTTTTTATTGGGTGAAGACATTGGCATCCAGTCCAACGCAGGCGTAAATGTCAGCGAATACAACGCCATGACATCCACAGCAGTCTATTCTTGCGTCAGGGTCCTGGCCGAAACGGTGGCCAGCCTGCCCCTGCCCCTGTACAGAAGGCTTGAGAGGGGGAAAGAAAAGGCAACCTACCATCCCCTGTACTTTCTCCTGCACGACATGCCCAATCCCGACATGACCAGCTTCACCTTCCGGGAAACCCTGATGAGCCACCTGCTTTTATGGGGGAACGCCTATGCCCAGGTAATAAGGGACGGCAAAGGAAATGTGGCGGAGCTCTGGCCGCTCTTGCCCGACCGGATGTCGGTGGAAAGAGACTTAGAGAGCGGAAAACTGATATACAGATACTTAAAAAACGGCCAGCAGCTCCTTCTTCAGCAGGAACAGGTCCTTCATATCCCGGGCTTAGGCTTTGACGGCATTAAAGGTTATTCCCCCATCCACATGGCCAGGGAAGCCATCGGTCTTGCTTTAGCCACAGAGGAATTCGGGGCCAGGTTTTTCGCCAACGGCGCCAGGCCCGGCGGAATCCTTGAACACCCCGGCGTGGTCAAAGATCCGGAGAAGCTCCGCAAATCCTGGGAGGAAGTCTACAAGGGCGTGAAAAACTCCCACAAGATTGCGGTGCTTGAGGAGGGGATGAAGTACCACGAAATCGGCATTCCGCCGGAAGACGCCCAGTTTTTGGAGACCAGGCAGTTCCAGCTTAATGAAATCTGCCGGATTTTCCGCGTTCCTCCGCACCTGGTCGGGGACCTTGAACGGGCCACCTTTAGCAACATTGAGCACCAGTCCATCGAATTTGTGGTCCACACCATCAGGCCCTGGCTGGTCCGGTGGGAGCAGTCGATTACCAAATGCCTGCTTAAAGAAGGGGAAAGAAAAATATATTTTCCCAAGTTCACCGTAGACGGCCTCCTGCGGGGCGACTTCAAGGCCAGGATGGAAGGGTACGCCGTCGGCAGGCAGAACGGCTGGCTTTCGGCCAACGATATCAGGGAACTGGAGGACTTAAACCCCATACCGGAGGAGCAGGGCGGCGGCTTGTACCTGGTCAACGGCAACATGATCCCGGTAATAAGCGCGGGAGAAAAGAAAGGCGGTGAGATGGACAATGGACAAGCTGGAGCGAAGGACGGTGAACTTAAGGGAACTGAGGGTAACCCGGCAAATGGATGAAGATAAGCCGCTTCGGATGATTGAAGGCCACGCGGCGGTTTTCAACCAGTGGAGCGAGGAGATAGGGGTATGGTTTCCGTTCAGGGAAAAGGTGCTGCCGGGAGCCTTTGCCGACACGATTAAAACCGATGATATCAGGGCGCTGTATAACCACGACGTCAATTATGTGCTGGGCAGGAACAAAGCCGGCACGCTGTTTTTGGAAGAGGACGACACCGGGCTTAAGGTGCGCATCCTGCCGCCGGACACCCAGTGGGCCAGGGACCTTCTGGTGTCCATCGAACGGGGGGACGTAAGCCAGATGTCTTTTGGCTTTACCGTAATTTCCGACCGGTGGGGGACGGAGGAGGGCACGGATGTGCGGGAATTGGTCAAAGTAAAGCTGTATGACGTATCTCCGGTGACCTTCCCGGCGTACCCCCAGACCGATGTGGGGGTTAGAAGCGCCATGGAGGCCTATGAGAGGCACAGAAAGGAAGAACTGGAGGCGGAAAAGGCAAAAAATGAGCAAAAACTTACGCTCCTTAAACGGAAATTTGAGGTTTTAAGGCGGGTCTGAAACGAAAATCCGCCATAACTGAAGGAAATTTAGCCAGGATAGCGCTTATTAGAGGCGCTTTTTTCATGCCTGAAAACAAATTTATTAAACTTGGAGGGATTTGCATGAAGAAAATTGCCGAGATGGAGGCTAAAAGAGAGGAACTCCGGCTGAAAGCTGTCGCCTTAATCGAAAAGGCTCAGAATGAGGGCCGGTTTTTATCCGAGGATGAGGAAAAACAGCTCAAAACTATTGAGGACGAGATGCGAAAATGGGATGAAACCATCGCCCATGCCAGGAATTTCCTGGGTGATGAGGGCGCAAAACCAAAGCATACACCGGAGCCTATTCGCCATGACCCGGCAAAGGACAGCCCCATGGAGAGTGAAAAACGGTTTGAGAGCTTCGGCGAGCAGATGCTGGCGGTGTACAGGGCGGCAGCGCCGGATGGCCGCATTGACCCGAGGCTTACCACCAGAGCCGCCAGCGGCCTTAGCGAGAGCGTGCCCTCTGACGGCGGTTTCCTGGTGCAGCAGGACTTTGTCGCCGAGCTTTTGAAGCGCACCTATGAAACGGGCATTCTTGCTTCAAGGGTAAGCAAAATCCCGCTTTCCACCAATGCCAACGGGCTGAAAATCAACGGCGTGGACGAGTCCAGCCGCGCCAACGGCGCCCGCTGGGGCGGCATTCAGACCTACTGGGAGAATGAGGCCGACCAGTTGATTGCCTCAAAGCCAAAATTCCGGGTGATGGATTTGTCCCTTAAGAAATTGACCGGTCTTTGCTATGCAACCGACGAGCTCTTGCAGGACGCGGCAGCCTTGGAGAGCGTGCTCCGCCAGGGGTTTGCGGAGGAATTCGGCTTTAAGATTGACGATGCCATCCTGACAGGCACCGGTACCGGGCAGCCCTTAGGTATCCTGAACAGCGACGCTTTGGTCAAGGTGCCCAAGGAAAGCGGGCAGACCGAGCTTATCAGGGTGGAGAACCTCTTCAACATGTGGTCGAGGCTCTGGGGCAGGAGCCGCGCGAGCGCGGTGTGGTATATCAATCAGGAGCTGGAGCCGCTGCTCTTTACTTTAAAAATCGGCGACGTGCCGGTATATATTCCGGCAGGGGGACTTTCGGAGGCGCCCTATGCGACCCTGTTCGGCAGGCCGGTGGTGCCCCTTGAGCAGTGCTCGGCAGCAGGCGAGGCGGGCGACATCGTCCTGGCGGATATGTCCCAGTACCTTCTCATCGACAAGGGCGGCATCAATGCGGCTTCCTCTATCCATGTAAGGTTCCTGTATGACGAAAACGTCTATAGATTCATTTACCGGGTAGACGGACAGCCCATCTGGAACAAGCCCCTGCAGCCGTATAAGGGCAGCGCGTCAGTTTCGCCCTTTGTGGCGCTGGCCGGCAGAAAATAACTGTAACGTGTAAAAAGAATCCGCTTGTTGTTGAGGCAAGCGGGTTCTTCATAAAAGCAAAAGGAGGAGAATTCGATGTATAAACCCTATCATGTAGTCAATGCCCTGCCGCCGGCGGCAGACGCTTTTGCCGGGACGGTTGTAACCGACGTTATAAACCTCAAAAACTGGGAACATATAAGTTTCATTATCCAGTGCGGGGCAGGCGCAGTCGGAACCTCTGCCATAACCGTTGAGGCATGCGACGACACAACACCCGCCAACACAGAAGCCATTCCTTTTACTTACCAGGAATGCCTTTTGGGAGATGCTTTCAGCGAGGTAAAACAGGCGGACGAAACGGGCTTTACCACTGCCGCGGCGGCCAACAAGGTATACAAAATCGAGGTGGACGCCCAGGCTCTGGCCAAATCGGGTTACAGTTATGTGCGTCTGAAATCGGTTGAAGTTACCGATGATCCGGTTGCAGGAACGGTTATTGCCATATTAACCGGAGGCAGGTATGTGCAGGAGGTCTGCGATTCGGCCTTAGTATAGCAGCAGGCGGTGATGACAAATGAACCTAAGATTGATAGAAGGGCCTGAGTTTGAGCCGATAACCCTGGATGAGGCAAAGCTTCACCTTAAAGTGGATGGGGATGAGGAGAACACCCTCATCGCCTCCCTCGTTTCCGCCGCCCGGGAGTTCTGCGAGAACTTTACCGGCAGAAGCATAGCTCGGCAAACCTTTGAATATATTACAGGCCCCTTTTTTTCTAGCTTCAGCATTATTAAGCTACCAATGCCGCCACTCATTGAACTGGTTTCCTTCAAGTACTTAAGCGCTAATGGAGAAGAGATAACATTGATAGAGGACAGCGGGTTCTACGCAGCAAAAACTATGGAGCCCGCCCTTTTATGCCCTGACCCTGAAACCGGCTGGCCGGTTGACTGCGCTCTGCGCCCGGACGCGGTGAGGATCCGCTTTAAGGCGGGTTATGCGGATGTGCCTAAAAGCGTGAAACAGGCCATGCTCCTTTTAATCGGCCATTTTTACGAGCACAGGGAGGCTGTAAACATAGGCGGGGGCGATGTCAGGGAACTGCCTTTGGCGGTAGCCTCCCTGCTCCGCCCATACTGGGCGCCAAGGTGGTGATATTATGCGTATAGGCGATTTGAGGCATAAAATTACCATTCAAGAGAAAACCGTGACAGAGGATTCCGAAGGCATCGCAGCTGAAACCTGGGGCGATGTTGCCACTGTCTGGGCCTCGGTCGAGGACCTCCAGGGGAGGGAATTTTTCCAGGCAGCCGCGGTTGCTGAGATCATCGCCAGAATCAAAATACGCTACCGGCCCGGGATTGCTCCCGCCATGCGGGTGCTGTTCGAGTCAAGGTTATTTGACATTAAAAGCGTGATTGATCCCGACGGCCGGCGGAGGGAACTGCAGTTGATGTGCCGGGAGGTGACAAGCGGTGGTTAACATAGAAATCTTCGGCCTTAAGGAAATGCAGCAACACCTTGAGGCGATAGGAGACAAGGCGTCCGGCGAGTTGCTGGAGAAAGCGGTCCTGGCCGGCGCCGAAATTGTCCGCCAGGAGGCGGCTCTCAGGGCGCCCAGGCGGCGGGGGCTTCTTGCCGGCCACATCGTTGTTCAGCCAAAAGACAAGGGGAGAATGAGCGCTTCGGCTGCAGTCGGCCCTGACAAAAAACGCTTTTACGGCAGATTCGTAGAGCTGGGCACATCAAAAACGGCCGCAGCACCGTTTTTATTCCCCGCCTTTGAAAGCAAAAAGAACGAGGCGCAGCGCGAAATGGCCGAGGTGGTCCGGGAGGGGTTGGGCCTGTGATTAACATCAAACCCGCTGTGGTTGCCGCCCTGAAAGGCGATGGAACTCTGATCGGGCTTCTCGGCGGCCTCAGGGTTTACTTCCAGGCAGCGCCGGACGCAAAGGAATTCCCCCGCGTCACATATTACGAACTTGACAACCACGGCTCCCTTTACGCAGACGACTCTGAGCAGGCGTCTGAAATCATTATTGTAGTGGATATCTGGCACACGGCCAAAACCACACAGATAGCCCAGGCGGTTGATAATGTTATGGCCGGCCTGGGTTTTGCGCGCGAATTTGCCTCCGACTTGTATGAGGACGACACAAAAATATACCACAAAACCGTGCGGTACCGCATAGGCCAAGAACTCTAAGGAGGGACGATGAATGTCTGGAATCCAAGTTGGCGTCGATAAACTGCATTATGCGATTTGCACACAGGATGACTCTGGCGGGGTGGCTTACCAGGCCCCGGTGGCAATTCCGGGAGCGATAAAGATTAATATCGACCCGTCCGGCAGCATTGACGTGCTCCATGCGGACGACGGCCCTGCAGAGGCTATCAGTACCGTGGGGGCCATAAAAGTGTCTCTTAATGTAAAGGACCTGGACCTTGACGCCCAGGCCGCGCTTCTCGGCCACACTGTGACCGGCGGCGTAATGGTTCAGAAAGCTGCCGACAACCCGCCGGACGTGGCGATTCTTTTCCGGAGCGTCAAATCAAACGGGAAATACCGTTATGTCAAACTCCTGAAAGGGAAATTCACGGTTCCCAAAACGGACTACGAGACCAAGGCAGACAAGCCCAAATGGCAGACCCCGACCATCGAGGGGGTTTTCGTCTGCCGGGAATACGACGGCGCTTACAAAAAAGTCGGCGACGAAGACCACGCCGGCTGGGCGCCGGAAACCGGGACAAACTGGTTTACTACTGTTGAGGACGCCCCGGATGCGCTTACCGTCACTCCGTATCCGGCTGACGAAGCTACCGGTGTGGCAGCCGGGTCCAATATCACCTGGACTTTCAACAATGCCATTAATGCCGGCCAGGTAACTGCGGCAAACTTCTTCCTGGTTAAGGCCGGCGACGGGACGCTTGTTGCCGGCGCCCTCAGCATTAATGCGGCGCGCAAGGTGGTTACATTTGACCCGGCGGCTGACCTGGATGCCGCGGCTGCGTACATCGCGGTTGCCAGCGGCGCAGTCAAAGATATCTACGGCCAGTCCACCGGCGCAAACACGGTAACCAATTTCACAACTGCTTAAACGGGAGGTTTTATCATGGCATCCCCAGCGATTAAAGCGCCGAAAATAAACCTTAACGGCAGAGAGTACACGGCCAACAAACCCAAAGTGGGGATTTGGCGGAAAATCATCAAGTTTAACAATAATATCGGCGACAAGAACATAGCGACCGACGAGGAAGCTTACAATGAGCTTTTGAGCTTGCTGGTTGAGGGGTTTAATAATCCGGAGGTAACGGCAGAATCAATCGAAGCAGGCCTGGATATCGACCGGCTTATGCCCGCCTTTCAGGATATGTCCAGGTGGATTGGCAATTTGGTGGCGGACAAGGCGGCGCAACTCCCAAACGGGCCGGATCCGGCAGGCGGCTAGGCCTGTCGGACTACCAGGTAATCATCTGTTATTATTTGCAGCTTGCCCGGGCGTTCGGGTGGACGCCGGGCGAGTGCGACGAAATTGAGATTGACGTGTTTTTCGACCTTCTCATTGTGGCGGAGATAACCGCTGATGATAACTCGAGGCCACAAGAAAAAGAAGGTTTTATTGATCAGGTCGTCTTTTAGGTGGTGAAGATCATGGCGGTAGAAGTCGGGCAGTTAAAAGTAAAAATCGATTTGGACAGCACCGGCCTTGTCCAGGGGCTTAACGAGTCAAAGAAAAACCTGTCTGAAGTAGGCAAGGAAACCTCCCGGCAAATGCAGATCGTGAAGGCTGAATTCGGCAAGGCCGTGGCCAGTCTTGACGAAACCGCCGGGCCACCGAGAAACTGCGGCTGAAATCAGATTATCTAAGTAAAAAGCTCGAAGAGCAGAAAAAATTTGTTGCCGCTTTGAGCGACACCTACCAAAAAAGCGTGCAGACGCTGGGCGCAAACGCTGACGCTACCCAGAGGCTGGCCGTCCGGCTGGCCAAGGCCGAGGAAGAAGAAGCCAAGATTGCCTCGCAGATACGGCAGACAAACCGGGAGATGCAAAATCAGTCTATAGCCGGCAAGCAATTAAGCGACAGCATGAATGAAGCGGGAAAGTCGGTCGCGGCCACGACAAAGAGCCTCGGCGGCATTTTGCGTAACACTTTTACAAATGCCGCCGGCTTTGCTCTGGGCATAGCCGGTTTTCAGGGCGTCCGGGCCGCTATCCAAAACACCGTCGGCGCGGGCATGGGCTTCAATAGCCAGATGCAGCAGGCCAAAATCAGCTTTGAAACCATGCTCGGAAGCGCTGGCAAAGCCAATGCGCTAATCGGCCAGCTGCAAAAAATGGCTGCCGAAACCCCGTTTGAATTCCCCGACCTGCAGGACGGCGCCAAGAGGATGCTGGCCTTTGGTTTCAGCGCCGAAAGTGTTATACCGACGTTAAAAGCGGTCGGCGACGCGGCTGCTGGTTTAGGCATGTCCGGCAGGGAAGGGATCAACAGAATTGTGTTGGCCCTTGGCCAGATGCAGGCCAAGTCGAAGGTATCGGCAGAAGAGATGCTGCAGCTTACCGAAGCGGGAGTCCCGGCCTGGGATATTTTAGCCAAAGCCATGGGGGTAACCACCGCCGAGGTTATGAAGCTGTCTGAAAAAGGCTTAATTCCGGCGGATAAGGCAATACAGGCGCTGGTCCAGGGCATGGAAGAAAGGTTCCCAGACATGATGCAGAAGCAGTCCAAATCCTTTGCCGGCCTCATGTCCACGCTTCGTGATAACTTAAATATAACTTTTGGAAAGGTAATGAAGCCGGCTTTTGAATGGCTCACCAATACGGCGCTCCCGAAGGTCATAGATTTAACCAATAATTTTACTGCCGCCTTAAAATCAAAAGGAGCGGCTGAGGCGTTCAAGACGATAATCCCCCCGGCCGTAGTGGACGGCCTGGTTGAAGCGGGAAATGTTGTTAAGAATATATTTGCCTTTATTGTGGATCACGGGGAACTGGTTAAAGGCATTTTGATTGGCGTGGCGGCCGGCTTTGCCGCGTTTAAGACTATTGAGACAGCAAAGACAGCAATAGACGGTTTCAAAGCGGCAGTAGCGGGCTTGCCGCTTTTAACCAATCCAGTAGGTCTTGCAGTTGCCGCTATTGGCCTTTTGGCCTTCGCTGCTTATGAGATATACAAACACTGGGGCGGCATCAAAGACTTTTTTGCCAACCTCTGGGACGGCATTAAGTCCGCCGTCAGCAGCGCCGCCAACGCGGTATGGGAATTCTTGCGCCAATGGGGGCCGCTCATTCTGGCGGCGGTAACCGGCCCTGTTGGCCTAATTGTCTATGCTGTTGTTAAACACTGGGACGATATTAAGGATAAAACCGCGGCTATATGGAACGCCGTCAAAGATTTTGTGGTCAGCGCCTTTAAATGGCTGTACGACCACAATTATTATTTTAAAGACCTGGTTGATTATATAGGTAAATCTTGGGATGTATTAAAAGTAGCCACGGAAGAGACGTGGAACGCGGTAAAAAACTGGCTGGGCGAGACTTGGCACAATATATCTGCACTGGCAGGCAGTGTTTGGAACGGGATCGCCTCAACGCTGTCAGATATTTGGGGTAATATTTCAGCTGCGCTGCAGGGGGCCTGGGATTCCATTTCATCAGCTACAAGCCGCGCCTGGAGCGCTACAAGCCGCACTATTTCCGGCATTGCCAATGAAATATGGGACGTCTTAAGCGGGCTGGCCGACCGGGCCTGGGAGTGGGGCAGCAACCTGATGGGAGAGTTTATTGGCGGGGTTACCGCGAGAATCGGCGAGCTGATCCGGACTTTGCGCAGGATAGCCGAAGAGGTAGCGAGTTTCTTGGGTTTCCACTCGCCGGCCAAAGAAGGCCCGGGCAGCGACGCCGACAGGTGGGCGCCCAACCTGGTCAGAATGTACGCTGCAGGCATCCGCGCGGGCATTCCGGAAATCCGGGCGGCGGTAATGGATGTGGCCGGATCGCTCGGGGGCCTTAAGGCCAATGTCACGGCTGACATCAACCCCGCGCCCGCCGCAGCGGTATCTGGCCCGGCAATACTCAACCTCACCTTTACCGGCCCGATCAATGTGAGAGATGACAATGACATAAAAGCAATAAGCAAGGAACTCTTCGGGCTTGTCCAGTCTGCCCAAAGAGGGTCGGGGAGGCGGTAAAATGGCCTACGGGTTTACTTTTAACTCCCAGTCAAGTAAATCCTTTGGCATTGTTATGCGTTCCAAAAACCGCCAGCTTCTGCCGCCTGCCCGCGATCAATACAAAGAGATCCCCGGAATGGACGGTTCGCACCTATTCCCCGATTCTCTCACAGACAGGCGCATTGATATAGATTGCTCGATAGCAGGGACCAGCCTTCTGGATTTACGCCAAAAGGCCCGGCAGATAGCCGCCTGGCTTTATACCACCGCCCGCGCGAAGTTAATCTTTGACGACGAGCCGGGGGTTTTCTATTGGGCAAAACTGGCCAACCAGGTGGACCTGCAGCAGACGATAGCATTGGGCAAGTTTACCCTGCAGTTCCGCTGCCTGCCCTACGCCTATTCGGTGTCGCCCGTCATAGTCGAACAGGAACTTGCCAGCGGAGAGAGTATCACGCTGGCCAACGCCGGTACGGCAAATACCCCTGTTTTTATCGAAATTACAAACCCAGCTGTAACCGGCTATGCCGCGTTCCCCGCCCTTGGCGCAGGCATCTGCCCGGATGTGAGCATGACATTGCTTAATCAGGGAGTAGCCTTAACTGTTAATGGTGAAATTTGCTCATTTTTAGGACCTATTGACGTCGGCAAAAAAGTTTACATTGACACCGACCGGATGACTGTACAGCTGGACGGAAGCAATGCCCTGCGCTACCATGACGGTGGCTTTCCGGTGCTGGTAGCAGGCGACAGTACTGTAGTTTATACAAGCCCGAACGGGTGCCGGGCAAAAGTTAAAATAAACTACAATGAGAGGTGGCTGTAATGGCTGAAAATTTTACTCTGTTGAAGGACACGAATAATATCCCAGTGTGCGCCTTCCAGATAGGGGCTAATGCATTAAATCATGTGCTGTGGGCAGCTGTAAAGGTAACTGATGAAGTCCAGACGACAGATGAAAGCGGATTTTTCCAGTGCGCTCATTATCCCCTGATCGATATAGACGGCGACGGCGCGATCACTGCTGTTGATGTGCTGCCCCGAAACAATAGTACCGGCGCAGCTTTATACGTCGGTACGGCGGCCTCTGATTTAAACAGCAGAAGCGGCAGGTTTTAACTGTATTCCGACGCCGGGCTGGCGACGCCGGCAGTGTCGACGGCAGTAAAATGCACCTATTATTACGCTTCCCCGGTGAGTGTCGACAGTTCCGGGAGGCTGGTTCTTGGGCCCAGTTCGCAAAACATCGGCGACGTGGACGTGTTAACCACGCCCGCCGACGCCACGCCGGGGAGTGCGGCGCCGGCTAAAGGCTTCCTGGTGGTTGGTTCAGACGGTGCCAATGCCAGGGTAGTAAAGGTAAAAAGCGGCGGGCAGGTGGAGAGCTGCATTGTCAACTCCGACGGGACTAGAACTGTCTACATCCAGCAATCGTTAGGAGACCAGGAGGACTTTGTCACGGCTTTGGCTACCAGCGGCTTTATGCTTATCTGGGATTCTTCAACAAACTACTGGAAGAGGTTTACCGGCAAAATAACGGCAGATGACGGTGGCATGGCCACCATAGGGGCAAAAGGCGATGCCGCGGTCACAAACCCGGATTTAAATGCGAGTGGGGTTGCCCTGCTTAAGGGCCTTCTTAAACAGCTCCAGGGTTCCGGGACGGGCGGGGCGCCCACCGTCAGGCGGGGCAAGCTGCGCCGCGTTAACTATGACCAGGCCAGCCCAAATGTTGCTGCAGGCGGCACGAAGCTTGTGACGATTCAACCTCCAGCGGGAGAAATGTGGAGAGTAAGCGTGTTTTCGTTTTTAGTTCCCGCGATAACTGATGCGACTGGCGATCAGATCGTGTGCGTTTCAGAAGGGTTGGATGATGAAAAATACGGCAAATTATACATGTCCGGCACAAACGGAAGCATTCTTCAGTTCAAGTTTAACCACATCCGGGCGGCAAGCGGAACAAAAATCCCCTCGCCTGAACAGATGCAAATGGATGCGGTGACATCCCTGGTTGCTACCAACGACCAGCCAATTTATTGGAAATATATCAACGGTACGGACAAAACACAAAACGGGACATTTGAAATTGACCTTTTAGTGGAAGTCGAATATATCGCGAGTTAAAAAAATGTTTTGGCTGGAGTGATATGAGTGGCAAATTTAGTTGATAACCCGAATTTGACCGTAAGCACATCAGGTAATATTCAGGTTATGGACAGTCTGGGGAATTATCCTGTAATTTATCCGGGCGGAGGGGTAGTAGCCCCAGATAACTGGTGGTTTTTAGGCGGCCCGGATTACGGGTCGTTTCTTTCTTCAGGGGCCGTTTGGGATACCAGAACACCGCCTGGGGGCGGCAGGTCGGTCCTGCTCGATATTACGGACCCACTGGTTAGACTTTCAGGAGGCGTCACTCAGGTTGTCCCACTGTTGCAGGAAGTGATAAAGCCTATCCGCATGGCTGGCTATGTTGCCGCCGAAGGGTGCACAGGAAACCCGGTCCTAAACACCTCTATTGCCTCCTGGGCTCCTGAGTACAGGAACGTGGGCGGCGGCTCAATTGTTTTTGACACGGGAACATACGACTTTGTCTATAGAAAGAAGATATTTATCCCCACGGAGCCGGCTAAATATATGTATTTCCACATCCTGCACAGGGGGTTTTCGTCTGGCCGGGCCTGGTACGGCGGTTTTTTGGTAGAAGAGTTAAACATGCGCTTGGCTACAGTGCCGGAGGGGAATGTGGTTATTAATCCGGCGATGGTTAATACCGGCGATGACGTCACTCCGGTCGGGTGGGGTCTGACCGGCGGGCACCTTTTGGAAGAACTCGGGCCGCTTGGCCCTGTGGTTGTCAAACTTAACCCTGGCGGGACCCTGTCCCAGAAAGATATTGTCATTGACAAGGGGTTGCACAAACAGAAAATAACGGTCCACGCTACCAGCGCGAGCGGTTACACCAGGTTACGCATCCGGATTGCACTTTTGGGCAGGTACCGCAGGCCGATAAATGAAAAAATTGTTGAGATGGTCGTTGACAGGTCCGGGTGGGCGGCAAGAGATTTTGAAATTCTCTGTACGCCTCACGCGGAATTCATGGACATTGAAATAGCGAACATTGAAGGGGACTCCGGATATATCGGCGGCGTATATGTGATAAAGAAAGGTTTTGAACCAAACTACTTGGTTAAAACTGTCCCCGTGCTTACTCGTGTGGATGTCCCCGTTGCAAGCTGTGACACCACGCAAAAAATAGCGCTGCCAAGGCCTGTGTCGCCAAAATTGGTGGAGTTGTATCCAGGACCGTTTGGCGGCGATTTGTATATAACCGACGGGGTTTTAGGGTCATTCGCAGCCGAGAAAAACATAACAGATCCGGTATTATTACTGGACGAAGTTATGGATAAGTTGAGTGATACCGAGTACACCCTTGACCCGTGGCCTGAAACTATTGACGAGGTCATCGTCAACGGGGAAAAAATGGACCGGGACCTGGGCGTGACTTCCGTCTGCCACCCGGATCATTGGCTGGTTAAGGATGGGGGTTCTATCCCGGCAAACCGCAAAAGGTACTATACGGTCACGGTTTTCAATGAGTTCGGGGAGACTGACAGGGCCAACGAAGTCCGGCAAATTACCGCAGCCGACAGCAACACCAACCGGGTTCCCATCGAAATATGCCCTGTGCCCGGGGCAAAGGGATACAGGGTTTATATGACGGAAGATGAGCAAGAAGAGCAGCCAGAGCGCTACAGCTGCAGAGGGATCGTTCTGTTAGACTGGGATACAAACCCTAATCACCTGGTTGCTGAAATTACTGCGGAGGAGTTGCGTGACGCCGGCTACATTGTATATGACACAGGGGCTGCCCCGCTTCCAGGAAAGCCGCCGTTGACACACACCGCTAAGAGATGGCTGGTTGATAACATAAATCATAAACTTGTTTTTGACCCTTACAGCTCTCCCGGAGGGGAGGTGAGGGGGGTTTACGCTGTCAGCGAAGCGGTTTCGGGTGTACTCTACCTTTCGCACTCAAGGAAAACGTATTTAGCAGGCGAATCCGGCATTTTCGAAGCGACAAGGGGGTTCCCGAACAGGCATTATATTATTCACCGTGAGGCCGGCATTGTCGATCTGGCATATCATAACGGGCTTTGGTTTATGACCACTAATGGAACGGTTAAAAGCATGGCAGGGGGGACGGTTGCTGGTGATGGCCGTTCTTACAAGGGGTTTGCCTGGTTGGAGAATAAACTGGCCCGGATTACCGCCTCCGGGACCGTCCTGATTACCAGCGCTTCCGGCGAGCGCGTCAATGAATTCAACCTGGAGAGAGCCGAACCGTTCGACTGCCTTGGGCTGAGCAGTTATTTTGACAAGCTGGTAACCTACGATAAAAACAAAAACAAGTTTATTGTATTCAGCCAGGACGGATCTATTTTCCAGGAAGTTAATGCCCCGTTAAACGGAATTGTTGCCTGGAACCTCACGGGGGTCCACATGGCAGCTTACACCCAATATGGAACCTGTGTTTTCAGGGTCCACGCCAAGAGCTATTACGGGAAATTGGACAAAAAATACTGTCTGGGCGATAACCCCCAGGTCCCGCATATTACCAGAGGTTTATTCCCAGCCGAGCCTCCAGTTCCTCAGCCGCCGGAACTGCTTCCTAACGGGACCCTGGAAAACGGCGACCTGTTCCCTCTTGGGTTTAATTTGTATGGGGACTCCAGTGTGGACCGCGGGTTTTCGTCCGAAGTCGACGTTCCCGGGACGCGGGCAATGTACTGGCACTTCCCAACGCAGTCGTGGGCCTCAATTAACAAATACGGTCTGCCTGTAATGGGCGGGAAATCTTACGTGTTTGAGGTTCACCACAAGGCGACGGGTATTTGCAACGGGGACCTGGGGGTCGCTTTCCGGGATGAGAATAACTACATAGCCAACCCGGAAGGGAAAGAAGTATTTTATCTGTTTCAAAATAAGACTGATTACCAGACGTTTCAGGTTGTGGCCAAAGCTCCCATGGACGCGGTCAAGGTGGACTTCCGCTACTTGAATTACGGCAGCCCGGGTCAACCAGTGACCTGCTTCCTCAACGGTTTCAGCGTCAAGGAAACCGCCTATTCGGTTACATGGGAGCACCTGTTTAACGGGGACTTTTCCTTGTCGGCGTAGGGGGCGAATATGCCGACAGGCTTTATCCTGTTTGGAAACAGGCCCAATGATGGTATCCCGGCGCTAGAACCGCCAACCATGCAGCCTGAAGGAAGGGCCTTGAAAGTCACTCTGCCGGCCAACAGTGGAGGTGACTGGATTGCTGTCCAGTCAGATGCTTTTGATGTGCTGGAGGGAGACTGCCTTGAGGTAGAATTTTATTACAAGAGGGGCAGGAATATAAAGTCCAGCCAGCAGGTTTCTCTTTATTATTTGACCCCCAGTGGTGACTGGGGGCCCGCTGCTCATATTTACATAAGCTACAGCAGCCCGACAGCCGGGAACAAGATGAAAGGTGTGTTTCCTCCTAATCCTCCGGGGTGTCCGAAGGCAAAATTAAGACTGTGGCCGCATTACGACGACTCGAATTACTATGAAAAAGTGTCGGTCAAACCCTCGTCGAGCGCCAATAAAGTAGTGAACCCGGGTTTTGAAGACGGCAAGGCCGGATGGCATTTCCCCGATTGGGGGTCCAGGGGAACTAACACAATCGACTCATCAATTCACAGGACCGGAACCAGCAGTTTGAGGCTGGAGGCGCTGTCTAGTTCTTCAGAGCCATACGCTGATGTAAGGCAAACAATCACCATTAACCAAACGGCCCAAAGGCCGATCCGCATAACAGCTTGGGGGGCCGGCCAGGGGATTACGCCGAATATCCTCGGTCAAGGGTGGATGCAAATTGAATGTGTTGTTGCTTTGCGCGTAAACTGAGAAATATTTGCGGATAAACTGAGAAAAAACCCTAGAACATTTTGCGCATAAACTGAGAAATTTTTATCCCCNTAA